GCCCAACTGCATTAATGATTGTAGCCACTCCTTCACCTTGGCTGGCAATGAGACTTAAGCCTGCAGCAATAATAGCCACTCCGGCACCGATTCCGACTGCTGCAATACCAATCGCTCCACCAAGAGCAAGGATATTCCCAATTCCTGCGGTTTTCAACGCCACACCAAACGCTTTAATAACCGGCGCTAAGCCAGAGAGGGCTGTTTTGATACCTTGGCCAATCCCTGTAGCAGCCGTCTTGATTGCTGTTCCTGTTGTTTTGATGATATTAGCTAGTCCGTTGAAAATCTGGGTTACAACGCTTTTGGATTTCGTTGCACCTTTTACAACTTCGTCCGCCCCTTCTTTAGCGCCTTTAGCAAATAAACCAAACGGATTAAAGCTCTTCAAGAAATTAAATGCCTTGAAAGCGACTAGAGCTCCTCCAATCCCTGTAATCAATCCTCTCCAGACATCTGCACTAATTGATTGAGTTAATTTTGAAATCCAGCTCACAATCATTGAAATAGCGTTCACGACGTGGCCAGCTGCTGCGCCTACGATATCCCAAGGAA